CAAGTGGAAGTAGTTCTGTCTTTATAGGTTATCAAGCTGGAGAACAAGTAACGTCAGGCGGTGCTAATTTATTTATTGGAGCAAATGCTGGAGATGACCACGATACTGAAAGTAACAATTTAGGTATTGGTCAAAACTCATTAGGCGGAGCAATAGCTGGAGGTGAATTCAACGTAGCTGTTGGTAATAACAGTTTAGATGCTTTGACTTCTGCTGATGGTAATACTGCTTTAGGGTATCACGCTGGTTCTTCTGTAACAACTGGTGGTCTTAATACATTCATCGGTCATCAAGCTGGTCAAGATACAGTTGCTCTAACTACTGGTACTGGAAACACAGTTATAGGTAATAATGCCAGAACTAGTGTTAATAATGCAGAAAATCAAATTGTTATTGGTAATAATTTAACTGGTATAGCTGACAACAGAGTAACTCTTGGTTCAAGTGGTGGAACAATTAATTGCTCATATACTGCTAATAATACTTGGACTCAATCTTCTGATGAAAGACTTAAAAAGAATATTAATGAAGATAATTTAGGGTTAAATTTTATTAATGAATTAAAACCAGTTACATTTAATTGGAAACCAAAATCAGAAATTGATCCTGAGTTTCAAGCAACTCGTTTAAATAAAGGTGAAAAAGATACAGAAACTTTAATACACGGACTAATAGCTCAAGATGTAAAAAAAGCTATGGATAAAGTTGGTAATGATACATTTAATGGTTGGTCAGAAAGTGCAGATGGTCAAGAAATATCAAGAGAAATGTTTATTACACCATTAATAAAAGCGGTACAAGAGTTGTCCGCACAAGTAACAACTCTACAACAAGAACTAAAAACCATAAAAGGAGAATAATATGGCAGTAACTAAAGAATGGGTATCAGCTAAACCTAAAACAAATGCTGATGGTAATGTAACAGAATGGTCAGTTGAGTATAAATATACTGATGGTGACTTTTCTCATACATTTAGTAAATCTGAAAAGATAGACGCACCATCAAAAGCACCTAGCGGTTATTCTAAATCTGAAATACTTGGTCTAATGGACGAAGCTCATTGGGACGATATGTTTAATAAAAAACATAACGTACACAAAAATCCACCAGTAGAAGATACTGTTGATAATGACTTTGATATTAACTCATTAAGCTAGGAGCAAAAATGGAAGATCAACTTAAACAAACAGTACAAGACTTAGTAAAAATTATTAATGAAAAAGAAATAGCTATTACTAATTTAAGACTTAATAATGAATCTCTTTTAAGAGAAATAAAAAACTTAAAAGGGGAAGAAGTTGATGGCGAGTCAAAGTCAGAAGAATAGTGAAACATTAATACGACTTGAAGCTCGGATTGAGACTATTGAGAACAATCATCTAACGCATATTCAAAACTCGATTGATAAGATCGAAAAACACATAGCGTCTATTTGGAAAGTAGTCGGTATATTGTGTTTTATGTTTACAATCGTATTCGCAGAAACAGTTAAATCATTTGTAGATTTATTAGTTATTTAATAGAGGGATATATATGGAGAAGGTAATTCTCGTAATATCAGACCAACACATACCTCACCACCACCAAGATATGATGGCTTTTTTAAGAGCTATTAAAAAGAAATATAAGCCTACAAAAATTTTGAACATAGGTGATGAGCTGGATGGACATTCTTGGTCTTATCATCAACCAAACCCTGACCTTTCTAGTGCTGGTGATGAGTTAAGAAAATCTTTAGACACTATACACGAACTTGAAGAACTATTTCCAAAAATGGATCTAGTACACTCTAATCACGGAAGTTTAATATTTAGAAAAGCACTAACTCACGGATTGCCTAAAGCCTTCATAAAAGATTACAATGAGTTTTTACAAGTTGGTAAGGGTTGGAAGTGGCACGAAGATATTATAATTAAGGCAAGTAACGGACAGGATATTTATTTCTGTCACGGAAAAACAGCTAATATTCTTAAACTTGGACAACAGTACGGAATGAATGTAGTGCAAGGACATTATCACACAAAGTTTAACATTCAATATTGGGGTAATCCAAACGCTTTACATTGGGGGCTTCAAGTTGGCTGTTTAATAGATAAAGACAGCCTTGCTTACGAATACAATAAGTTATTTAAAGATAGACCAATAATTGGTACAGGAATTATTATTGAGGGATTACCTTATTTATTACCAATGGTATTGAATAAAGGTGGAAGATGGAATAAAGTTGTTCCTTGATGAGTGCATTTAAGAAACAAGTCGGTGGAACACATTATAAAGATCATAAGATACAACCTTATGAATTTATCCAAGAGAATAATTTAAACTACTTACAAGGCGTAGTTATAAAATACATTGTCCGCTATCCGCAGAAAAACGGAATACAAGACTTGGAAAAGATCATTCATTATTGTCAATTAGAGATCGAAAGGTTGAAGAATGAATAAAGATAGAATGATATCAATAACTCAAAGATTAATCATTGATGAGTGGAGAGCATTTTGTATTTTGGGGTTTCAAGTGTCACCGACAGGATTATCACCAGAATATATAAGAATTTATATTAAACCTTATGATGGTCGTTTAGATCAAGAGGTAAGATCACACGCAAGAACTGTTACTAAGTTATTAGAAAAGGGGGATAGCTTAACTGACATCGTGGAAGATCATACCAAAGAAAGCATTGTTGGAAACATATTACATTATGTGAAAAACAATATGGAAGATATTATCGCTTGTAAAGAAGTAGACAAAGAAGTGAAACTATCTACCGACCCTTATAGAAAAATCAAATAGGAGAAACATTATGGACATAATGAATTATGTTTGGAAAGCAATGGATATTGTTAATTATAAATTACCAGTATGGGCTGTTGCTTTAATTGTTATTGGAGTTGTAATAGTATTCTAATGGAACTTAGAAAAAAAACAGATTATCTCATTATCCATTGTGCGGCTACTAAACCCTCAATGGATATTGGGGTTACTGAAATTCGTAAATGGCATTTAGATCGTGGCTGGAGAGATGTAGGCTATCACTATATGATAAGAAGAAATGGTGAAGTTGAATTAGGTAGACGAGTAGATGATATGGCAGCACACGCATCCGGTTACAATCACAATAGTATAGGTGTTTGCCTTATTGGTGGAATGGCAGAAGATAACTCTGCTGAAAATAATTTTACAGATAGACAATGGACAGCTTTGCTTGATTTAGTCAAACAGATCCAAGTGGACTATCCAGATATTAACGTCATAGGACATAATGAAATAAGTCAAAAAGAATGTCCTAGCTTTGATGTTCAACAATGGAAAGAAGATAACTTATGAATCCATTATTATTTATAAAACCATTATTAAGTTTGGGTGGTGGTTTACTTAGTAACCCAATAACAAAAATAGTTGCGGAAAAAACTGTTGGTGCAATCCAACATAAAATGGAAAAAGAAAAAATTATTAAAGCTAAAGAAATAGAAGCTGCAAAAGAAATTGATGTTGCTAAAATAGGTGTACAATTAGAACAGGTAAAACAACAATCGAACTCTTGGAAAGATGAGTGGTTAGTTCTTTTTTTTAGTGCTATTTTTTTAATGCACTTTCTTCCTTGGACTCAAGAACTTATGACTAGAGGCTGGGAGATCATTGGACAAGCAAACGATTATTTTTGGATAATTTTATTGACTATCGTTGGTGGTAGTTTTGGAGTCACTACTTTAAATAAATTTAAAAAATGAAATATTTAGTTGTATTATTATTATTAACATCTTGTACTTCGTTTCATAGTTTTATGATGGATAGTGCTTACATATTTGAATCAGATTATATTTTAGAATGTATCACAGAAGAAAATATAACAAAGTGCAAAACAATTAAATGAAAAAGGTGAAGGTGACACTTCACCAACCTCTAAACATCTTCACCTTAGTTAAATCTCTTCTAACTATCACAATCCTAGAAGAAGTTGTTGCACAATACGAAGTCATTGATCTTTACCCTTCATTGGAAAGAACTCACAC